ATATGAAGAAAAAACTAAGTAATAAAGTGTCTCTCCGAGCGCCAGAAAATAAACGCAGTTTATTTTCTTGGGCGTCCCAATATTCACCGAAAAAGGTGTAATAAAATTTTTTTATCTGGACTCCAACCCATATTTTTCCAACATTTAACAAAACCATATAAACCCTTATAATATTCATTTAATGTATACCATTGATAAAAATATTCGCCAGATGAACCTCCAGAAATATGAGATATAGCATAACCATTATATAAATAATAAGCATATTCAAAAAAAGAAAAAAAGTTAATATCATTAATTGTTTTTTCTTTTTTATCAACCCAAGAATTATTAGCACTCATTACAGAATTTTCAATCAGTTTTATTTTTTTATTTAAATATAGCATTGTATTTGATGAAATTTTTTTTTTTCAATTAAGGGAAAGTTTTTTAAATTTGATGAATCAATATTTTCATATGCTCCTATAGTTTTTGTAATATTTATTAAAAATAAATTTTTGTCTATATTGTTATTACTTTCATTGTATATTTGACTAATAGTATTTGTAATAATTAATTTTATTAGTAAAATTAACCATATAAAAACAATTAATAAAATTATAAAAATAGTTAGAGACGATATATTTTTATTCATTTAATAAGTATGTTATATAAATAATTTAATATTTTTATTTTATTATATTTATTTAATAAATTATTATTATTTATGGTAAAAAAGAATAATTTGTTAAATCACCTATATATCTATATTCTTGAGTATATTCTTCTAAATGTCCAGCTAATACTGTTATTGGTGTTTGAGATTGATAATCAAAAATTTTATTTATAATTGCACCACCAGCCACATATATTTCATCTAAACCATACATTGTTATTTCATTTGGTGAACCATTGGATTTTAATATAGGTTCAATATATATTATTGTTTTAATTGGACCTAAATCTCTAAATGTTCTTAAAGAATCAGAAAAATACTGCATATAATACATTATAAATTTTTTATTGTTTTTTTTATATTTAATTTCAACAGAATTAATAATCCCATAAAAATTACCAAATCCAATTAAGAAATTTTTAGTATATATATGTTTCTTTGTTGAATTATCAATTGTAAAATACTTTAAAAAAAATTCTTCAAAAGCCTTTTTTACTTTTTTATAAAAATGCCTTCTACTAGTTATATCACTTAATTCAATACTTCTACCAACACCATTAGAATTAAGAGAACAAAATAAATCTGATGCTATACTTACATTTTCTTCTAATGTATTTTGATTAATTTTATCAGATAAATATTTTAACAGTAAAAATATTCTTCTTTTGTATTCTTTCATATAATCAACCGGAGGAAAAAATATATCCATTAATAAAAAAAACTTATTTGTGTCACAAGAATCAACACTAGTAATTCTTTGTATTAAAAAAGCATTTAATTCAGATGTTTTTTCACAACTAATTGTTGAGTCTGTAGCAATTTGAATATCAAAATAATCTTTGTACTCATCAATAAATTTTTGTAAATAAATATTTATAAATGTGGTTGTTACATAATTATAACCTTTATCATATCTTTCTGCTCTATTATCTTTTACACAAAATCTCCAAAAAGAACCATCGGAAACAGATGAATAACATTCAAATCTTTTTGTATCACCATTTTTTCTATAATTACAATATAAAACAACGTGTGTTCTTCCATCATCTCTTCTTTTTTTATAAAATCTACTTATTGAAAATTGATATTGATCATTACTTGTGGAACTTTTAGTCCAACTTAAAAATGGGATAGAGTGACCAGATTTTAATCCAACAGGTATTTTTATTTTATAAGTTGGTTCCGTTTTTTTAATATAATAAGCTCCATCTGAACTATCAAATCCACTTAAATCAATAAGTTTTCTTACTTCAAATTTAGTACTGTCCGTCATTATATTATAAATATATAATTTATAAAAATATTTTTATAGAATAATATTTTGTTTTTGTTGTTTTTTATAATTTTTTTTTTCATCATAATAGTTTTTAATTCTAAATATCACATTATCAATATTATCTTCAGGATTTGAAATCTTCAAAATATTATTTATCAAATCATAATATTTTTGTAAAAAAATTTGTTGAATTTGTTGTTCCAAATACAAAGTCATTGGAGGTCCAGATTTATTATAGGGATTAGAAACTGAATATTCTTTAGATATATTATAATTATGTTCTAAATCATTTTTATTTAAAAAATATTTATCCATTGCTTTTGATTTGCATATTAATTTGTATTGAGGTAAACAATTACAATTTTTACATAATCTTATTCCAAATATTAAATTCATACGTGCTCCCGGTTGATTACAATCTTCACAATTATATGGCATATGGTATTTATACATAATATTTATATTATTATTTTTTCTAATTTTTAATTTAATAGCCCAAATATTTTTATATAAAAAGATATGACATTAAAATTTGGATTGAATCTGAGGGTGAAATTATATTTGATTGTGGTATTGCCAATACAAAAAATATTTCAAGAATTTAATTTAATTCTCAATATTTTAATTTAATAAATAAATGTCAAGAACTAAGATTTTTAGTTATTGAAATTCCAAAAAATAAATTTGAAGATTGGATAAATATAAATTTATCAATTGGATATATTTATTCGGATACATTCGTTAGAAATTCATTAAAATCAATAAATTATAATATATTGTATGAAAAAATTCAATAAAACAATATGTTTCTTTTTAGTATAATATCAATTTAATATTATGAATAAAATATTATATATACCATATATAGTATAATTAAAATATATCAAATGAATAATGATTTCTTTATTATTGGAAAATCTAAAGTTAATTTTTGTGAACCTGATTTTTGTACTCAAGGGATTGGAGAAATGTGGAATGTATTAAGTTCATTTGGAATGGTTTTTTTTGGTTTATATGGGATATATAAAATTAATTTAGAATCTTTATCTGACAACAATAAAAATTATTTAAACAAAAAAAAAATAAGTATTTTGTATTTGTTATTGGTATTAGTTGGATTTGGTTCAGTATATTTTCATTGGGAATTAAGTCCTTTTGCTCATTGGGTTGATATTATATTTATATCGATGATTTTGTTATATTCACAATATTTACTTTCTTTTAATTCTAATAATATTTTTCTACACAAAGTAAAATATTTGGGATTATTTTTAGGGCATTTGGTAACATCAATATACATTCCACAAATTCATATTTTTTTATTATTTGGTTCAGGATTTGTCGTTAAAAATTTAATTGAATATAAAATTGATAATAAGATTTTTTTAACCCAATCTACCACCAATTCAAATGATTTAGTTAAAAATTATGAATCTATTAAAAAATATTTTACTTTAGCATTAGTACTATGGGCTATTGATTATTTTGGATGTAAATTTATTACACCATATCATACCCATTGGATTTTTCATATTCTAATAGGATATGTTTCATATAAAACTATTGAATTAAATAAATATTTTAATCATACAAATGAAAATTAATTTTCATAAATATAAGTGTCTTTACACCCTTGAAGATTTAAAATGAGACAAAATAAATCTTTAAGGTTTGCTTCTTTCAAAGACTGCGTAAATTTTGATTTATGTTGAAGCGACACCCCCAACTGACTTTTTGTTTTTTGTGCTTTTATTTACCTTTTCTTTTGTAGATTTTATTTTTTTATTATTTTCATTTCTTAATTTAACATTATCATTATTTGCAGAATCCCTATTCAAATCAAACACAATATATTTATTATAAAATGATTCTACCAAATCATTTTGTTTTGTTAATATTTGTTTATAATTTGAAGAAATATTTTGAAGAGTAGTATAATATTTTCTTAACATTTATATTTAATATGTAATTATTTATGTATAGTTGATATTAAATAAAATAATCAATTTTTTGAAAAAGTATATTAAATATCGCATATAAATTTTTTACGATAAATAATATTCCAACATATCCAAAAAATAAAAATATAATAATCCAAATTAATCCCATAAATAAATTTATAAATAAATGAAATATTGAGAATCGTATAGGTATTCTGGGTTCTTCATAATGATGGTAAATATACGAATAATCACTTAAATCATTATCATACATTAAATTTTTTTTATTATTTCTTAAACAAATACTACAATTGTTATTTAATTTGATTGCACAATCTTGACAATATTTATATTTACATTTGGAACATAAAATTATAATACCATCCAATTCTAAACATATTAAACATAATTTATCTTCTTCAATATTATTTATTAATAATTTGGCATCATTATTATTAAATAAATAATTATTTTTTATTTCTATATCATTATTACTTAAATTTATATCTCCCATTTATATTTTGTAATTATTTTAATTTTAGCAAATATAATAATTTATAATAAAATTTACTAATCAATTTATAATATAGTATAAATATATAATAAGATATATTTAACATATGATATCAATTGTATCTAAACCAGAAAGAATAACAAATGGAGAAACTTTAAAAATTAAATTGGATATTGAGGGAAAAGTTAATTTGGCCACTTATAAAAATATGTATTTTAATCTTACAATAAAAAAAAATGGTGGTACTCATGGGTCTACAATCCTATATCCTTTAAAATTCATTGGATGTCCATTGGAATGGGAGGTAAATCCATATTCATATGGAAGTGATGGTACATTTAATGTAATTTGTACTCTTCAAAATAGTTTAAATCAAATTTGCACAACAACATTTGTTGTTGAACCAGATTGTGCAGTTAGTAAAGCTTCAAGTTGTAATAATATTACAGGAATACTTCATAATATAAATATGAGAAAAGGGATTGTAAAAAAAATAGAAGAACAACCAGAATATGTAAAATCATTTCAAATACAAAAACCATCCCAAACATCAATTTATGATATTAACTATAAAGAAAAACAAATAGAAAAATCATCACAACCAAATGAATTAAATTCTCAATTAGTTTCCTCAGTTAAAGTTCAACGTGCTTTTAAAAATGTTTAATTTATTAAAAAAATATTTATTTAAAAAAATATATATTTAAATATATATTTAAATATGAATTCAAGTGATCCAATTAATTTAAAAGAATTAAATCGTTTGTGTAATTTAACTAATTTCACTAATTTAAAAGAATTAGAAACATTTATTAATTTTGTTAATAAATTTGATTCGTACGAAAGTTTTTTTAAATTTATGATGATAATGAAAACTATTCCTACTATTGAACAGATAGATAATTTGGCAAAATCAAATGATAATTTACCAATATTTGAATCACTTCAAACACAAGGATACTTTAAATTACTTTGCCCAATACAAAAATATCATTTATTTGTATCTGCATGTTCGCATGATTCGATTGATATAGCAATGTTAATTTTCAATAATAATATTGATTTAGAAGGAGTAAAAGAATTAATGTTAAATTATTTAGCTCAAGTGGGAGGTAATGTTGAGTATATAATATTTAGAAATATTTGGGAAAAAAAAGTTATAGATTTTAATCCAAATGAAATTGAAGAAATATTTTTTTCAATATTAAAATCTTCTAACTTAGAATTTGCCGAATGGTTTTGTTCATTGAATTTGATTGATTTAAATGTGGATAAAATTAAACAAAAAATTGGTTTGGAAATATTAGCTTCAGCTAATAATTTGGATGATTATCAAATGGCAAAATTTATTTGCTCAAAATATGCAAATAAATAAAATTTATCTTGTTCTAACTTTAGTAGCAAAATGTTCATATATTCTTCTTCTTATATCCATTCTTAAACTTAATTCTCGTTCTAAATCCTCTGGTGCTCTAATGTTCATAGGGTGATATGGAATTAATAATCCAAAATGAATATTTTCTTTTTGAATTATAACCAAATGATCAATTTTGTCTCTGATATCTACTCTGGCGCTTGCACTAGCATTAGCACCAACACCAGTCCCACTCCCAATCCCAGCTCCTGGGTCAAATTGTCCTGTAATATTTTTAAACCCATAGTCTTTATCTACTTGCACAACAATTATTCTGGTATTAAAATTATCCGCATACACTTGACCAAATGATTGTGTATCTGGAATGTTTGGGTCTCTTAAAGCGGCTTTTAATTGTGTAATTGTTTCAGAATCAAGTCCACTGTTGTCTAAAAAACTATCACCTAAAAAAAGCATTGATTCTCTAAAGTTAGCAAAATTTATACGGGAAGATTCTCTTACTCCGCTTATAGAGGATAAATCTCTAATCTTATCTGCCTTATTAGACATTAAACTATAAATAAATAAAGAATTTAAAAAACAATTACCATCTCCTCTTGAATCAATATACATTAATTTTGAATCTCTATCAATAGCTTCAACAAATTCAAATGAAGCACCAAAAGTATCTCCTAAATTTCCAGTAACCAAATCCATATATGCAATTCTTTGCATAATTTGTTCATCAGTAAGTTCATAAGTTGGGTCCAAACCATAATTATATTCTATAATTTCTCCAATAGACTCAAATATTTTATAACCCTTTTCAGGTTCTCTGCGTGCTGTTTCTCTTGATTCCCTTTCTCTTGCATTTTCAAATGTTCCAATACGTCCCAATAATTCATCACGATATCCAGAAAATTCCTTAACTATTTTTTTATGACTTTGTGGTCCAGAACCCAATTGAGTATTTTTAATTTGTAAGTATTTATTTTTATATTTTAGATATTTATTTTTATAATCCATATGATTTCAGGTATATATATTATTATACTAAAATATTTTTTCTTAATTCACAATTTGAAAAAAAAGTTTTATTTTCCATATCAGTCAAAATATCTAAAAACATTGGGAATAAAAAATTACCGTGAGTTATTATAATAATATTTTTTTCTTTGCGATTCTTTAACCAATTAATAAACCACTCACACCTTTGAATAACATTTGTTTTTGGTTCCAAACCATTAAATTTATCATACATCAAATCTTGATTATTTTTAATTTTATCAAAATTTACAAATTTATATTTTTTTCTTTTTTCTGAAATGGGCATTCTTTTATGACAAGGTTGATTTATATGTTCTCTAATTTCATCAAGAGATATAGTTGAAATATTTTCACATTTTTTTTTATCAATAACATTAATATACGTTTCTAGTGTTCTATTTAATGGTGAAACTACAATCAAATCTATGGAATCAATAATTTTTTCATTTTCTAATTTTTTTTTTAATAATTCACATTGCTCTAACCCTTTTAATGTTAAACAAGGATCTATTATTTCATAATTTGATTCAGATAAATTTGATAAAGATTCACCGTGTCTTATCCAATACAATTTTTTAAAATTATTATTTTTATTAACCAACATAAAATTCTAAATATACCCAACATAAAAATTTTATATTGGGTTAATAAAAAATATTTAATAACAGTATAGATTAGTTTTTTTTTATTATGTAATTTTAGATAACTAAAATTTATGAACAATGAATTTATACATATAAATAATAATTCATATTATATGTATGATATTGAAAGTAATCTATTTATCGAAAATGAACCAGAAAATATTATAAATAATAACTTTGATATATCTAGACCTTTTTATAAAATGAAAAAATCTATATCATATCCAAGTAAAATTAATAATTATGAAATAGAGTTAATATCATTTAATAATCCAATTATTTATCATAATAAAAATATTAATAACCATACAAATCAACAAAATCAAACAAATTTTAATAATTTTAAAAATATAAATAATCCTGTTAATCTGAATGAACAAAATAATTCGGATAATTTGGATAATTTGGATAATTTGGATAATTCAATAGTACAAACTGAATTATTAATTGAAAAATCTAATTATGAAAAATTTCAAATCCAAATTATAAAAATAATTAATTTTACTGGTTTAAATAAAATAAATAAAATAGAATTGTTAAATAAACTTTTATCAGTATTTTTACATATTTTCATTATGGTTACATTTGAAATTTATTTTTATTTTAATTATGTTGTTCACATAGAGAGAAATGAATTTCTTAAAAAAATAAATTCATATCTAAATCAAATTGAATCGAATGCTAATTTTAATCAAATACAAAAACAGATTATAAAAAATATTATTGAATCACAAAATTATGGAATAGAATTTATAAATTATTTATATGAACAATATATGGAATCTTTACAAGAACAAAAAAAAATATTACATCAACTATTAATACTTGCTTGTAAAATGGGAGGTATTATTGGAATAATTTTATTGATACTATTTGGTTTTGGATTAGCCAATAGAAAAAAAATAAAATGGAAATGGATTTTATTTGAAAATATATTAATGTTTATTCTTTTGGGAATATTTGAATATTTATTTTTTACCTATATTGTTTTACATTATAATCCAATTACTGATGCTGAAATTAAATATTTTGTTGCTGATAACCTATATAATTATTTTAATTCAACAATGTAACAAAATCATATTATTTAATTTATTAAACACGTTTTAACATTTGAATTGAATTTGAATAAATTTTTTTACCACATTCAATAAAATCAATTTTTTTTAATCGAGCTATTTCTTCCACAATATATCCTGTATCTGATGGAATAGATTCTTTTGATGGTCTTATTGGCATAAAAGGTGCATCTGTTTCAACAACTAACATATCTAATGTAATTAAATTACTTTTAATCACATTAACCAAATCCTTATTTCTTCTTAAATCAAATAGCCATCCAGTAATTCCCAATTTAAATCCTAATCGAACCAATTCTAATGCTTGAGTTAAATTACCAGTAAAACAATGTACCAAACCATTTGAATAAGATTTATTTTTTAATAATCCAATAAAATCATCCCAAGCATCTCTACAATGTAAATATAGAGGTAGATTATATTTTTTAGCCAAATCAATTTGTAATCCAAACACTTCTAATTGTTTTTCTTTAGGAGAAAACATTCTATTATAATCTAGCCCACACTCACCGATACCATAACATTTTGGATTTGTTATATTTGATTCTAAAAATTCAATATCAGAATGTTTGAATTGTTTAGCATTATGGGGATGAATACCCAAAGTAAAATGCATATTTGGATATTTTTTTTCGATTAACAAAATTATTTTAGACTCTTTAATACAATTTGATATACATACAACCTTATCTACTCCTGAATTATATGATTCAGACATTAAATTTTCTAATTTTAATTCAGGATATCTTGACTCATTTGCAAAGTTTACACCAAAATCTACTGTATAAAATGTATCTGTATCAGTCATTTTTAATTAATTATATCTGTAAAAATAACCATATAATTAATATTTTTCAATTTTTTAATAAAAATTTTTTTTTGAAATACTTAAATTTGTTAAAATGTTATTTTGTATAATTGAATTTGGTATTACTGATATTTGTTTGTGTTGATTAATTAGTGTGGTATAATATAAATTAAAATCTATAACCCTACCAGAAGTTACATTCAAATTACCCAATGGTTTTAATGTTATTAAATCACCAATTTTAAATAATTTAGCCAAAGCAATATATACACCAGAAATAATATTTTTTAATGTTTCTTGAAAAGCTAAGCCCAAAGCTAACCCAATAGAACCTAATAAAGTAAGTATAGTAGCTACATTAAAACCCAAATTAACTAATGATACAATAAATCCAAATACAATAATTGTATAATAAACTATCCAATTCATTTGATAATAAATTAAATTATTATTTAAAGTATCTTCATTTAATTCTGATTCTTGATATAAATTTGATTCTTGTTCAAATTTAGAATCTTTATCAAAAAATGTTTTTGACGAATCAATTAGTTTAAGTTTAGAACCGATTGTACTAGATTTATAATATTCTGCCATAATATAAAAAATTATAAAAATAAATATTGATAACAATATATTTGGCAACATATTAACTATTCCATCAGTAAACATTTTTAATTTATCCATTAAATATCCTATATCAATCATTATTATTTTACTATATAAAATAACAAATATAAAAATATTATTTTATAAATATTAATTAATCCAATTTACTTGTGCAAAAAGCATTACCGATTAAATCAACCATTACAGTACATTTGCCTGAATTATAACACTTTGAATAGGATTTGGAATCATATTTTGAACAAGAATCATATCTATGACATATATCAAAATGTTCTCCTGTAGTATATAAGTTTATTATAAATAATAAAACTAACAACAAAATAATAAAAATAATTTTTAACATAAAAATAATATCTATTTATATTTATTTATATATTTTTTATCCAAAAATAAAAATAAATTATTCATTAACTTCTCCTTCTTTATCATTAGAATAAAATTTATTTAATGGTAAAGGATAGGGATTCATATATGATTGAAAAAAATAATTGTATAGTCCAGGATTTGTGGTAAAATTTTCTTTCATTACAAATACATAAAATAGTACCAAGATTACTACAAGTACTAAAATAAAATTTATTACTTCCATTTTATAAAGATATATAATAATCTAATATTTTAATTATTTTATTAATTTATAATTTTTATTTGAATGTTTATATTGAAATTTTTTAATTTTATTTAATTCCATTACTTCATTTGAACAAAAAATTTGTTTTAATTTTTTTGGTATTGGACAAATTTTCAATTCATTATTTAAAATTATTTTTTCAATAGAATTTGGCAAATTTATCAAGTTCTGTAATTTTTTATTTGAATTGGCATTTAGAATTTTAATGCCATCTGGTAAATAATCTAATTGGGATAAATTTGTATGTGAACAAATTAATTCTACAATATTCCAAGGAAGATTATCTAATCTTTCTACTAATGTCCAAGAACAATTGAGAACTTTTAATCCAATTGGTAAATTATCCAATTGAACCAAATCATTTCTAGAACAATTCAAATAAATTAATGTAGTTGGTAAATTGTCCAATTGTACAATCAAATTAGCAGAACAATCTAATTCTTCCAATCCAAAATTAAGATTATCTAATTGAGATATTTTATTTTTGAAACAATTTAATTTTTTAACATTTGGTTGAATTCCATCAATTACCTTTATTAGATTAGAATGAATAATTAATTCAATCGTATTAACAAATTTACTAAAATCAACATATCCAGTTATATCCATACCAGAAATGTCTAACCTATTAACATTTAAATTTTTTTCATTAAATATCTGTAAAGTATTATTCTGCATAAAATTATAATTAGATAATATTTTAATATTTTATTTCAATTTTTACAGACAAAATTATAAAACATATAAATTTAATTTAAAAATATTTTTTTCATTAATTAAATAATAAATGGAAAAAGATAATTATAAATTAAAATATATAAAATATAAAAAAAAATATCT